AGACAGAGAGTATTCGTTGGCAGGTTCCGCCTTGGGAAGCTCTTGACTCTGAAAAAATTGCTTGGGTTGACTCGCAGGTAACCGAGGCTGAGGGTTGGCTTTCTGGTCAGCCGTCGTACAAGAATCTAAATGCTAATCTACGTGTTTTCGATGGAATATTTAGAGATAAAACCAAGAGTTCGCTTGTCACGAATGAGTTAAGATACAGCATCAATAAATTCTGCACGACAATGGCGGAAGTACGTGAAATTGCGGGGTTTAGCTCAGACGTTGAAGTGTACAAGAAGATGGCAGAGATGCTTACAAAGGTCTCAAAATGCGTCTATTTAGAATCAGACTTTCCACTTCAAATTCTCAAAGTTCTGCAATACTCCACCGTCATGGGTGTCGGTTACCTGTGGAGCAAAGTTAGAGGCTCTGACTACAATTTTGGGCCACGAGAACTTGTATTTGACGCGCTAGGACTATTAGACGTAATGCCTACGCAGGTTCCGTCAAAAACCAATGACGTACAGGATGCCTACAGCGTAACGGTTTACGATTACATGCCGATTGCGGAGGCGTGCGCAAGATTTCCGTTGTTTGCAGGACAACTCCAGACGGTCGGACGTTCAAATTACAAGTCTCTGATTCAGGCACAGCGTCAGGACTTTGCGGCGACGTGGCGTTATGGGCAAGTGGGAGAGACGCAGAGCCAGAGTTTCGGAAATCTCTACACGGAAATACGATACACATTCGTTAGGGACATACGCATCAACACCAGCGGCATGGAAATGAAGATGGGGGACGAGGGAGCGTCTTGGTTTTACAAGGTTCCCTTTCTCGGACAGCAAATATTCAAGGGCATGAGGAATGGCCAACCTTACTTTGGTCCAGCCATGGTTGAGGATTGCAGGATTTATCCAAACCTGCGGCTCATCACCACTTCAAATGGACTCGATAGAGTAATGTATGACGGCACCTCGTTCGACTGGGACCCAAAGATTCCAATCATTCAATACACGGTTGACGATGTAGCTTGGGAGCCGTCAGGAAGATCGTTAGTTGGGGATGTAGCCTCAATCCAGACAACGATTAGGAAGCATGAGCGCAAGGTCGATCAGACCATGACCGCAAAGAAGAATCCCCCGATGGGCTACGATCTGGACACCAACGGTGGAGCCAAGATTGAGCACTTCGACATCTTCGAGGAGGATGTTCGTCTCGGATTAGCAGGCGGTCAGGAACCAACAAAAGCATTCCAATCCCTATTGCCTGATTCGGTAACGGTAGATGGAATGGACTTTACTTGGCTCAAATACCTAAAAGATGGAATGCTTGCGCAACTAGGATTTAACGATGTTGGCAATTTGGCGAATATGAAGTTGAACCTCGCCAACGACACACAAGATAAAGAAGTTGGGGCAATCGGTCCTATCGCCAGAGGGATTGCGATGAGGATTGAAAAGGCGAACAAGAAGCTGGGCGAGAGGATGAAGTACCTTATTCCTCAATGGTTTGACGCTGCTAGGTTGATTGAGTACGTAGGTCAGGACGGCATGGCTAAGGAAATGTTTGACTACAATCCTGACGACATGGTGCCAAGCCACTTGCCCGATGAGTTTGTAAATGGAAATATGTATCCCACGACGCCTTCGATGTACGACAGGCTGACGAGGGCAAAGTATTTTGTCAGGAAACTGCGGTTGATTTCGGTGCCTAGCACACTGCTCAAGATCACGCAGATGCAAGAGCAACTGAAGTGGTTACAGCTTAAGAGGACTCCCGATTGCCCGGTTAGCTGGGAAACGACAATGGAAAAGCTCGACATTGCTAATCCAAAGGACGAAATGAAAAAGTATTTTAAGGAGCAGACTGAGTTGACCAAAGCCAAGTTAATTGGTATGGCAATGGCGCAGGAGGAAATGAAGAAACTTGGTTTGCAGCCTCCAGAGGAAGGCGGAGGCGGTAAAGGTGGTGGCAAGGGTGGAGGTGGCGGATTACACGCTGGTGGACGGCCTCCGAGCGGGCAACGGCCTGCTAAAATTTCTCAAAAGGGCGGAGCAGGCGGAGCACCCAGGACAACGGTGAAAGAATCGTAACTGTAAGAATCTAAACAACTAAGGAGAGGGAATGGCATTCAAAATCAAAAGTCAAGTCGATCATCTTTTAACAGACGTAGTTGTTGAAATGCCTGCCGATGCTAAGGATGTGCATGAGCAGCTACGCGGCATGAAGACATGCGGAGATATGAAGGTCCAATATAACCAAGGTGGGGTTATTGGAATCGCATTCACGCAAAAAACAAAACTGACAGAGGCGCAGTCGAAAGAGTTTCGTATCGCTCTTGGAATTGAAACGAAAATAATCTGAAAATAGCTCTTGACAAACGCTTTGTTTTGTTGTCTTATGTAAAAGATACGTAGAGATGCTTGCCACCCTAGTGAAGGGAAAGGTAGAGGCTCAAGGCCAAGAAAAGGCTTTGAGCCTTTTCGTTTGTCCAGAACCTAACCCAAATCACAAAAGGAGAACATCATGAAGCATCGCGTAGGCGGAAAAAAGGGCGGCAAGAAGGCTCATGTCAAGAAGAGCAAGGGTCACAAGCGCCACAGCAAAAAGTCCATTGTGAAGGCATAACGGTAGTCCATCAGGAGAAATGACAGTGGCTACTTCAATGCCCCCATCACCGGATCAAGGAGGATCGCCAGCAGGCGGTCCTCCTCCTCCCCCACCACCTCAAGGTGGAGGCCCAGGCGGTCCTCAAGGCGGTCCCCCGTCTCAGGGACCAGCCAATCAAGTCCAACAGCTTTTAGGGAAGTGGAGCGACGTGGCTCAGCAGATCAGCCAAGCGTATCCACAAATTGCGTCACAAATGAACAAAATCGTGCAAGCGATAGGAGAGGCACAGACGGCAATGGTTACGCCATCTCAGCCCACTCCAACCTCGCAGCAACCACAAGTAGGTTAACAAACACAAATCCGGGAGGATAGTGAACCATGATTACTTTGGCAGAGGTACTACTCAAGTCGGGATGGACCCAAGAGCAGATCGACGCTCTTGACGCGAAGGCCAGAACTGGCCTCACAGATTACGTGACGGGTATTGAGCAGACCGCCGCACAGAAAGAAAAAGCAGCATCGGAATTAGCGGTAAAGGCTGAAGCGGATAGGAAAGCACAGGAAGCCGCAGTGGTAGCAGCCAAGGCCGCACAGGAAGCCGCAGAACTCCAAAATCGAAGCGTAAAGGATTTTTGGGATAATACCTACAATCCGGGGATCGCAGCAGCAGAGGCGGAAAAGACAAGGTTAGCAAAAGAAGCCGCAGATGCAAAAGCGGAAGCAGCATTCTACAAGGCGCAGAGGGAAAGCTATTTGGGCACTCTCAACATCAAGCCTGAAGATGCTCCGGTATTTACTCCTCCCGCCGCAACCATTCCCGCTGTAGACCCAAACAAGACTCCTGGCACACCCACATTCACAATCAATCAAGTGCGTGACGAACTTGGTAATTCGCTTGGAACGGTTGCCAACATTCAGTGGGAATACAGAAATCTGTATGGCAGGGAAATGCCGATCTCTCCCACAGAACTACTTCGTCAGTCGGAAGCCAACAAGTTCAAAGACCCTGCAACCTACGCAAATTCTATTTTCAAGTTTGCGGAGAAGCGTGAAGAAATTCGTCAGGCCGAAGCAAAGGCTCATGACGATGCGATTGCAGCAGCAGCAGTCGCCGCTAAGGACGAATCGCACAAGTTGGAACTCAAGAAGATTACGGATGAGTTTTCAGCCAAGGAAAGATTGAGAGCGGAGCAGGCTGGAAGCAATCCAGATACAAAGCTGCCTCCGGGTTCATCGAAGTTCTCTGATTTGCGGAGAGCGCAGCAAGCTGGTGAGCGCAAGGACCCAACAAAGATGACTCCACAGGAGCGCAGACAGACTTCTCTGGACAACATCCACAAGGCTTTAGAAGAGCGTCAAGCAGTAGTAGCGTAAGTCGAAGATTTGAAAACAGCTTAATTGCTGAAAGGAAACCAACATGCCTATCACCCCGACCGATCCGAGCTTTGGAGAAATCGACTCAACCAATTTAGAATCAGTAAGAAAGGAAGTAGTCTGGAACAATTTCTTTGTCGGAACTCCTTTCTTGGAAGAGTTGCGCAGGGCTGGTGTAGCCGATCCTTACCTTGGTGGCGCGGGCATGACGGAAGTCTTCCTGTACGGTCGTCCGCAGGGCGCTGGTGTGAACCCAGGCCAGACGATCACCGTAACCCGTCAGCAGATCACGGACAAGCTGAAGTTCTACGAGAAGGGATACGCTTCTTGGTTCCCAATGGACGACTGGGAAATGGACGACGGCTCTGGCACGGGTGGTGTGATTAACTCTGGTCCTGCCCGCATCTGCGACATCTACGCAATCTTCATGGAAGCGTTGGTGATGCAGATCAACACGATGCTTGAGATGGACTCGTTCCGTCACGGACAGCAATCGTCTTCGACGGTATCTGACAACCGTTACAAGGTATCGAACGGCTTGGACGAAGCGTTGAATAACGGCATCGACACATCGCTGTATGGCAATCGCTATACCTCCTACGGTCAGCAATTGCGTAATGGCGCGGTTGGAGCTTCAATCAACGTGACGCCTCTGTATCTTGGCCAGCAGGTAATAACCGGCACAGCAGCCGCCCCTGCAACGTCAGGACCGGGCCAGATCAACTTTGGTTCGTTGATGCAACTCTGGTCGCAGTGCAAGATCACGGGCGGAAGGCCGAAGTTGGGCATCACGAACGTGTTCGGATTCAAGGCGATTGCGATTGCTCTTGACGCTTACCGCAGGGACATCTCGAACACGAAGCACGACATCACTTGGGATGCTCTGGAATTCAACGGTACGCAGATTTACTCCGATCCTCTCTCTCCTTCGGCTGTTGCTCAGTATTACATTCCTCTGGCAACAGGTGGAGCATCGGGCAACACATCGTTGGTTGACGGCGTTGGATCGAACACTGCCACGATCACCTACCAAACTCCACAGTTCAATAACGCATCAGGTGCGCCGGTTACGCTGTCGCCAACAAACTCTGGTTTGCCGTCGAATGCTCTGATTCAGCCATCGGAAGCGATTTACTTCCTGACTCCTGAGACGTTCAAGCTGCGGACGACAGACAAGCCCGGTTGGAACTTCGGTGTGCGCAGAACGAGTCAGTGGAACAACGTGAGCGTGGATACCATCTTCATGCGCTTGGCGACGAACCTCTACTGCGTCCAGCCTAGGCAGAATGCGTATGCTTATGGATTTACTTCCATCGGCTAAGCAGCAGTTTGATTGACAGAGTTAAGAAAACGAAGTAGTTAAGGAGATTCGATCATGCCACAACAGCAGGCTTTGCCAACTTGGCTTACACTCAACAGCCAGAACTCGCCGTACCAGTCTGGTCAGGGAGATAACGTAACAGGATTTCCCTACAATGCTGGTGGCTTGAATCAGGGCGACTACTTCGACTTGACGAATGATGAAGCTGCCAGCTTGTCCAATCCCGCAACTGGTCTTCTGTATAGCGGTCGCTATCGGTATGTGCAGGTTGACTCAGGCGCTACCGCCGCGAACGTTAAGACGGGTACTGTCGGCTACATTCGCTCAGGATCATCGGTCAAGTCTGTTGTCGTTCTGACACAGGGTACAGGTCAGACTATTGGTACCTCTCAGGTTGCGGCAACTGTCGGAAGCGGCGGCGGGTCTGGAGCGGTGATTCAGGTTGTCGTTACAGCCTCTAACGCAATTACCGTCACAGTTATCAATGGTGGACAGGGATACGTTTCGGCTCCGACATTCACTCTCGCAACTGGCGGAACTCCGGGTACGGTTGTAGCGCAGTTGGGCATCAGTCAGAACATTGTTACCAGCGCCGATATTGCGTTAGGAAACGCTGGTACCCCAGCAGCCACCCAAGCAGGAGTTGGACCAGTTCACCCAGTTGTATTCCTGAACACGATCACTCCTGGAAACTATGGGTTCATTCAGGAAGCTGGAGTTGCTACGGTTATCGCATCTTCTGGTGGCCAAACGCAAGCACTCGGTCAGTTTGCTATTGTTCAAAATGCAACTACAACAGCAAACGGAACCATGACTGCATCGAGCGCAACTTACGGTCCATTTGCAATCGGAAATGTACTCGATCCGATTATTTCACCTCTGACAGGTACGCCGTTCAAGATTCAGTTGGATTCGGCAATTTACCAAGACTAACGGTTAGCAAAAGGGTGGGTAGGAATATTCACCCCGCAGGTTTCTGAAATAAGGAGCGGCAATGATTCTTACGACTTTAACTCCGGTGAAGTATCCGATCCACACTGGAAACCGTCAGGTGTTCGTCGGATACGGAAACCCGACTGCTTCTTACAACCAGACGACAGGTGACATTCTTTCTGTAGCGTTCACTCCGTTCTTCATTGATGCAGTGCTCGGGCTTGTGGTAACGACGGACGGAACTTACATTGGCGTTCCTGTTCCGATTGGCGGTGTTGCAGGAGCGGCGACATGGGCAATTTTCTGGTACACATTCTCGCTCACGGGAACACCAGGATGGGTTCCTCTTGGAAGCGGTGCCAGCATTGCAA